CTTTTCCAGCTTACAGCTCTTACGATCCTGTCCACAGCGGTCCAGCTTCTGGCAGGCGGCAAGATCTTAAGTATGGCAACAGGCTTACCATTATGGGCTATGACTATCGTACTGGCAGTCATAGCTTTTTCTTATTCACAGATTTCCGGGATCAAGGCATCTGTCCTGACAGATGCGATTCAGATGGTATTTCTGCTGTTGGCATGTGCGATTTTCGTACCATGGGCGCTTAAGCTCAATGGTGGGATGACTGCGATCCAGTTCGCAGGACACAGCGGAGAATATGGACAGCTGTTTTCGGAGAAGGGATTACAGGTATTTCTGGGATTCGGACTCCCTACAGCTATCGGTCTGTTTGCAGGACCGTTTGGAGACCAGTGCTTCTGGCAGAGAGCATTTTCTATCCGCAAGGACAGAATAGGACGTTCCTTTGCTCTTGGAGCGCTGATGTTTGCAGTGGTTCCGCTTTCCATGGGGATCCTCGGATTCATAGCGGCCGGCATAGGATTTGTACCGCTAGATGCAGGCACGGTCAATTTTGAACTGATCAAGGCGATATTCCCGGCATGGGTTATCGTTCCGTTCATGTTTATGCTGATCTCCGGACTGTTGTCCACTGTGGATAGTAACCTATGCGCAATCGCATCCCTGACGACCGATCTGAAAGCCATAGGCAGGATGAAGGATGCAGAGAAGATAAAACTCTCCAAGCTGTCCATGGTAGCTCTGTTAGCAGTCGGAATCCTGATTGCAAATATCCCGGGACTTACAGTAACGCATATGTTCCTGTTCTACTGTACCATGAGAGCAACAACGATGCTGCCGACAATGCTTACCCTGATGAAGGTAAAACTGACAGCTGGTGGAGTTGTTGCAGGAATCCTTACAGCATTCCTCGTAGGGCTTCCTATTTTCGCCTACGGGACGGTTTATGGCATATCAGCATATAAAACAGCGGGAAGCCTGATAACAGTGCTCTCGGCTGGAATAATAGCCATGATCGTTTCCCGTGTCTCAAAAAGAGGGGCGGTGAGATAAATGGGACAGCAGATACTTGGAAGAAAGCAGAAAATCAGTAATGATGCATGGTTGAAAGCCATGGAACAGATCGAGGACCTTGTCTCAAAACAGGAACTGGATGAAAAAGTGAGACAGACGGTCAAAGACATTAAGGCGACAACAGGTGGGAAGAAAGCTGCAGTCGCATGGAGCGGTGGAAAAGACTCTTTGGTGCTTGCGGATGTCTGCAGACAGGCAGGGATCGAGGACAGTGTCCTCGTGGTAAGCAATTTAGAGTACAAAGCATTTACGGACTGGGTAGATGCGAATAAGCCGCCCAAACTGGAAATCATAAATACAGGGCAGGATCTGGAATGGCTCACGAAGCATCCACAGATGCTGTTTCCGCAGGATTCCGGTACGGCAGCGCAGTGGTTCCACATTGTTCAGCATAGAGGACAGGCAAAGTATTATAAAGAGCATGATCTTAATATGCTCCTGCTTGGCCGCAGAAGAGCCGACGGAAACTATGTCGGCAAGGGCAGTAACATATATACGGATGGAAAAGGTGTCACACGGTTTAGCCCACTGGCTGATTGGAGCCACGAGGAAGTGCTGGCATATATCCATTATTATCATTTGGCCGTGCCTCCGATCTATGATTGGAAGAACGGCTATTTATGTGGAACACATCCCTGGGCGGCACGTCAGTGGACCGGTTCTGTCGAAAACGGATGGAAAGAGATCTACGACATTGACCGTTCCATTGTGGAAGAAGCTGCAGAGAAGATCCAGAGCGCAGGAGCGTTTTTGGAGAGCCTGAAATAGTATTGCCATTTGCAGATGGCGCATATGTCATTCTCCTTCAGAAGAATATTTTGGAGGAAAATACTATGAACAGCATTTACATGAAACTTACCGACCTGGTAAGACCGGAAAAGAATATCCGCATCCATACAGAGCAACAGCTTAGAGAGTTTGAGCGGAGCGTAAAGATGTTTGGCCAGATCAGACCCATTGTGGTAGATGAAAACAATGTGATTCTGGCCGGCAACGGATTATACGAGACACTGCTCCGTCTCGATTATGAGGAAGCACTGGTGTACCAGTACACAGATCTGACGGAAAATCAGAAAAAGAAACTGATGATCGCAGATAATAAGATCTTCTCGCTGGGGATCGAAAATCTGGATACGCTGAATGCGTTTCTGGAAGAGCTTCAGGATGACCTGGATATTCCCGGATATGATTCAGAGATTTTGCAGCAGATGATAGCTGATGCAGAAGACGTAACAGAGAAGCTGTCCGAATATGGCACGCTGGATGAAGAAGAGATCGCTGCCATACGAAACAGAGGTGAGAGTGGACAGACACACGAGATAAAGACGGAAACACAAGGTACAACAGCAGCACCGGCAGGACCGGCAGGACCGGTCACAGACAGGGATACAGTTGAGGAGGAGCCGGCAGAAGTAAAGCAGTTCGTTATCTGCCCGAAATGTGGGGAAAAGATATGGCTGTAAAAAGGCGGGAATCCAGTATCGATGTGATAAAGGCTGCTGAGATAAGGATCATGAATGTATTCAACAACGGTCTGCCGGTGTATATGTCATTCTCCGGCGGCAAGGACAGCCTATGTATGGCACAGCTGATCTACAATCTGGTGCAGAGAGGAAAAATCAATCCCGCACAGCTTACGGTGCAGTTCATAGACGAGGAGGCGATCTTCCCGTGTATAGAAGATACCGTGAAGAAGTGGAGAAAGAGATTTCTCCTTATGGGTGCGAAATTTGAATGGTTCTGTCTGGAAGTAAAGCATTACAACTGCTTCAATGAACTGTCGAACGATGAAACCTTTATCTGCTGGGATCGTACAAAAGAGGATGTATGGGTAAGACGCCCACCGGCATTCGCAATCAGAAACCATCCGCTTCTCAGGCCGAGGGTGGATGCGTACCAGGATTTCCTCCCCAGGACATGCCAGAGTGGAATCACGATAACAGGAATCCGCACGGCAGAATCCATACAGAGGTTGCAGAACATTGCATCCATGATAAGAGCCGGAAAGACCATGACGAATAAACATCAGGTATTTCCGATATATGACTGGACCAACAACGATGTATGGCTCTATCTGCTGAACGAGCACGTTGACATTCCGGAGATTTACCTGTTCTTATGGCAGGCCGGTACCAGAAAAGGACAGCTGAGAGTATCGCAGTTCTTTTCCGTGGACACCGCCAGAAGCCTTGTAAAGATGAATGAGTATTATCCGGATCTTATGGAACGGGTAATACGCAGGGAGCCTAACGCATATCTCGCTGCGCTGTACTGGGACAGCGAGATGTTCGGAAGAAATTCAGCATCCCGTAGGGCTAATGAAGCAGAGGAGAAAAAGAAGGACTACAAAGCAGAGCTGATTGAAATGTTCAACAACATGGATATCTACTTTACCACGGAGCATAAACGTTACGTGGCTACAAGATACCGCAATTTCTTCTTACAGGTGTCTGCCATAGCAAATGAGAAAGATTTCAAAGCAATATACGAAGGGCTGATATCCGGCGATCCGAAGCTGAGAACCTACAGAGCCCTGTACCAGAGAATATATGGCCGGTATATCACTGAGGCTAAAAGGGAGGAGGCAAAGAAACATGGATAAGCTCATGATTCCGGCATCCACCCTTCAATGGGTTGATCGAGATATGCTAAAGCCGAACGACTATAACCCGAACAAGGTATCCAAACAGAACCTGGAGCTCCTTACACAGTCGATCTTCACGAACGGCTGGACGCTCCCGATTGTAGCAAGACCGGATTATACGATTATTGATGGATTCCACAGATGGACTGTTGCAGGTCCTGATTGGAAATATGTTCCACCTTCCGAGACGGATCGCAGGACACTCTACGAGCGTTTGGGAGGAAAGGTTCTTGTGGTTATCGTGGATCACAAGGACAAAGCTGGTAATATCTACGGTACCGTGACACATAACCGTGCAAGAGGTACCCACCTGCTGGAGCCCATGAAAGCCATTGTGAAGGAACTTATGGCAGAGGGCAAAGGCGTGGAGGAAATCGGCAAACAGTTGGGAATGAAACCGGAGGAGATCTTCCGGTTATCTGATTTCACGAAAGAGGACTTTCTGCGAATGATGGTCAAAGGTCGGGAAAGTTACTCAAAAGCAGAATATATCACGAAGATTTAATGAAGTATCGTGCAATATTCGTATGAAAAGGGGAGACGGCAACGTTCTCCCCTTTAATGCGTCCACACGGACGGGAATAATCAAGCAAGGAGGGAGGTACAATGCCGACACCGAGAGGTCCAGATGCGGACAAGAGAAGCGAGGAACGCAGGCAGGCGGAGAAGATGTTTCTGGACAGTAATGGAAATGCGAAGCTTGTTGATATTGCTGAAAAATTGAAGCTGCCGCCGAACAAGATACGAAAGTGGAAGTCCATGGATAAATGGGAGGAGAAATTGCACCCCTCCGGTGCCGAAAAAGGCAAAAAAAAACAAGTGGAGCGTTCCACTTGCGATAAAGGGAGCGTTCCACCTAAAAAGAAAGCGGGCGCACCCAAGGGAAACAAAAATGCGAAGGGGCATCATAACCCTGTGCCGCCTCCGGATACCACCAAGCATGGAGGGTATTCTGCGGTGTACTGGGATACCCTGAGCGAAGAGGAACGTGCACTCATTGAGGATATGCCAAAGGATGAAGAGTTACTGCTTATAGAGCAGATACAACTCTTTTCCGTGCGTGAGCGTAGAATCATGACAGCGATCAACAAGTACAGGAATAGTGACAGTCCTGTTGCCCTGTCGTTCAATCAGCGTTCCGAGAGAAAAAGGGCATTTGATAGCGACGAGGACAAAGCGGAATATGCCAGAAGAATCTCCGAGAAAGTCAAAGCAGGAGAGAGACTTCCGGGAAACGAGTATTCCACTTTTACTCAGACAGAGAACAAAGACCAGATCATTGCGAGGTTGGAATCAGAATTGTCGAATGTGCAGTCGAAGAAAACCAAAGCAATAGAAGCTCTGGCGAAGCTGCATCTGGAGAACCGCAAGCTGGACGGAGACAGCAAGGGCAACGAAGTGGTACGGGAATGGACACAGAGAGTATTGGAGCAGAGGAGGAATGGCAATGGATGTTGATAACTGGCTAGGAGATTTCCTCGACGAAAGTATTCCGCTGTGGAAAGCGGATCCTGTACCGTTTATGCGTGAAGTACTGTTATACGAACCGGATGACTGGCAGATCGAGGTAGCCAGAGATCTCAGGGATTATCCGAGGGTGTCTGTAAAATCCGGGCAAGGTGTTGGAAAGACGGCTCTCGAGGCAGCATTGCTTCTGTGGTTTATAGTATGTTTCCCATATCCGAGAATCGTTGCAACGGCTCCAACAAAGCAACAGCTGCATGATGTACTGTGGTCCGAGGTCGATAAGTGGATGAACAACTCTCCACTGCTCCCCATGCTCCTTAAATGGACGAAGACCTATGTTTATATGATCGGCTATGAAAAGCGGTGGTTTGCGGTAGCCAGGACCGCTACGAAGCCGGAGAATATGCAAGGTTTCCATGAGGACAATATGCTGTTTATCGTGGACGAGGCTTCCGGTGTCGCAGATCCGATCATGGAAGCCATTACCGGTACTTTGGCCGGAGAGAACAATAAGCTCCTGCTTATGGGGAACCCGACAAAGACCTCCGGAATATTCTACGACAGCCACACTGTAGACCGTTCGCTCTATAAGTGCCATACGGTCAATTCAGAACACAGCAAGCGTACCAACAAAGAGAATATCGCAGCCATGAAGCGTAAATACGGCGAGAACAGCAATGTGGTTCGTGTCCGTGTATATGGCGAGTTCCCGGAAAATGAAGATGACACCATGATTCCGATAGCATGGCTGGAGAGCAGTGTTGCTACGGAATTGTCAGATGACACTGCTCTGGCAATGGGAGTTTGCCGGGATAATACAGGAAAACTGTTGGAGACAGATGTAAGCAAGGTTACGCAGATCGAGATCGGGTGCGATGTAGCCCGCTTCGGTGATGATAAGACCTGTATCGGGTACAGGGTGAATGAAAAGGTAGAGATTTATAAAAAATACAACGGGCAGGACACAAACTGGACTGCCAGCAATGTAGCGAAACTGTTTCTGCAGTTGAGCACCAGGTTTAAGTACCACGATGTGATCTATGCCAAGGTGGATGATGGCGGAGTCGGCGGTGGTGTTGTGGATCAGCTAAAGAGCTACAAACGCACCCAACCGGAGCTGTTCCAGAAGCTGCAGATCGTTCCGGTCAACTTTGGTCAGAAGATCAAGCACAAGTACTATGATGACACTACTACATTCATGATGGGGGTAGTAAAGGATCTGATATCTCCGATAGACGAAAATGGACAACCACATAAACCGGAGATCATACTTCCGAATGATAACGACCTCATAGGTCAGCTGTCATGCCGGAAGTATTATTTTACAAGCAATGGCAAACAGAAAGTGGAAAGCAAAAAAGAGATGAAGGAAAGAGGACTTACGTCTCCGGATGAAGCGGACTGCATATTGCTGGTATGCCTGCCAATGAAGAAGAAAGGAGGAAATGGAAAAAATGGAAGCAAGTAAGAAAAAGCCTGCTGGCATGGGAGTACGTGTGATAAAACAGCAGGGAGACATGGAACCGTATACCGTATTTTATGATGACAGAAAGCCGATTGAAAAATCGGATAAGTCAGAGCAGCTGCACATAGAGGAACAGGTCAATGCCTCCGACTGGATTGTGCACCCGATTGATATGCATGGCTTAAAGGCACTGGTATCCAATTCCACGATCCTGCCGCAGTGCATCAGGGCATACAAAAACAATATTGCAGGATTCGGTATCGGAGTGAGATATGCCTGTGACTGCGACGAAGAAACGCCAGAAATGAAAGACGAATGGTCCAAACTGGAAGGAATACTGGAACTTCTGAATATGGAGTGCATGGCAAAAGAGATCTTCGAGAAGATCATAACCGCCAGAGAAACCTATGGAATTGCATACACGGAGGTGATTCGTGACACGATGGGGAATGTAGTGCAACTGGAGTACATCAAAGATACGCCATCAATAGACATGACCTGTCCGTTGCAACCGTACATCGAAGTGGAGTTTTTCCATAAGGGAGAGTCGGTAAAGAGGAAGAAGAAATTCCGTAAATTTCGACAGATCGTCGGTGGGAAGACGGTGTACTTTAAGGAATTCGGCGATCCCAGAATCATGAATAAAAAGAATGGTGAATACTTGGAAAAAGGAGAAGAACCGATTTCACCTGATGACATAGCCAATGAGATCCTCGATTTCCCGTTGGGGGATGCTCCATACGGAGAGGTACGTTGGATAGGACAGGTGCTTACCATCGACGGCAACCGCAGAGCGGAGATCCTGAACAACAACTATTTTCGCAAAGGACGGCACACACCGCTGATGATCCTGATAAAAGGCGGCACGCTGTCAGATGACTCGTATGACAAACTACAAAGCTATGTGAATGACATCGAGGGCGAATCCGGACAGCATTCGTTCCTTGTGCTGGAAACAGACACACTGGAAAGCGGCACGGCAATGGACGAAGACAAACAGCCCAATGTCGAGGTCAAAGATCTTGCAAGCATCCTTCAGAAAGATGAATTATTCCAGGAGTATCAGGAGAACGGCAGAAAGAAAACGCAGTCCGCATTCCTACTCCCGGATCTCTATGTGGGATACACCAAGGATTTCAACAGGTCAACATCGCAGGCCTGCATAGAGGTGACGGAAAAACAGGTATTTCAGCCGGAGAGAGAATCCCTTGGATGGATAATCAATAAAAGGCTGTTGAATGAATATCGTTTCCGCCATGTGGAAGCATACCTCATGGAACCGGATGTAACGGATCCGGACGATGTTCAGAAGATCCTGAATGTAACGGAGCGTGCAGGCGGTCTTACCCCTAATGTTGCCA